AAGGTCGCGGCACACGTGGTTGGTTTATCTATCCAACATTGAGAGCTGCACAACCTGAGATCATAAAAAAATGGGAAGAAGCATTTTCAACGATAGTTAGGAAATACGATTAATGGCTGGTAGTCGCACCCTTAAACTTTCCATACTTGGCGACGTTGACAATCTCAACAAATCGCTGAAGTCAGCCACAAAGGACGTTGAAACCTTCGGCGACAAAATGACAAAGGCGGGCAAGGTTGCGGGCGCAGCCTTAGCAGCTGCCACAGTCGCAGCGGGCGCGTTTGCCGTCAAAATTGGCGTTGAAGCGGTCAAGGCGGCGTCGGACTTATCCGAAACCGTTTCAAAGGTTGGTGTCCTATTTGGCGACACTGCAAAAGAAATTGAAAAGTTTGCAGAAGGCGCAGCGGGTTCACTGGGTCAGACCAAACAACAGGCGTTGGACGCAGCGGCGACGTTTGCCACATTTGGCAAGGCTGCTGGATTATCAGGTCAAGACCTTTCCAAGTTTTCAATAGATTTCGTCAAACTATCTTCAGACCTTGCTTCATTCAATAACACATCACCTGAACAGGCAATCAACGCTATTGGTTCAGCCTTGCGCGGTGAAGCCGAACCGCTGCGCGCCTACGGTGTTTTGCTTGACGACGCTTCATTGCGTCAACAGGCGTTGGAATTGGGAATCATTAGCACAACCAAAAACGCGCTTACACCGCAGCAAAAGGTTCTAGCTGCGCAGGCATTGATCTACAAACAAACGGGCGCAGCCCAGGGCGACTTCGAACGTACGTCGGACGGTTTAGCCAACAAAACTAGAATCCTGACTGCACAACTGGAAAATGCAAAAACAACCATTGGCACGGCGTTGCTTCCAATTGTCCTTGAATTGGCAACCGCGTTTTCGGAAAAGATCATTCCACTGGTTCAGAAGTTCACCGAAGCGTTTTCAAATACTGAAGGCAATTTGGGTGGCGTTGTCAGCAATGTGGGCAACATTTTGAAAAATACATTCACACCAATCATCAACGGTTTGGTCAAAGCGTTTGGTTATGTCCGCGACGCAATCGGCGACAACCTTGCAACCTTCCAGGAATTTGGCGGTTACATTGCAAAGTATCTTGCACCGGTGATCGGCACAGTTTTAGGCGGTGCTTTACAGGTTGCAGGCAAGATCGCAGCTGGTGTCATTGACGTCATTGCAGGCGTTGTCAAAATACTTAACGGCTTAATTTCTGGTGCGGTGGCAGGTATCAACGCTTTGATTTCTGCCTACAACGCTATTCCATTTTTGCCAAACGTAAGCAAGATTTCAACACCGACCGTAAGTGTGCCCACGATTAAGACACCAACGGTCGCAACAAGCGTGCCGTCAATACCAACAATTGCAACACCAAGTGCGACAGGCACAACAGGCGGCGGCAGTGTGGGTGGCGTGACAAAGGCTGCCAGCGTCGCAGCTAGTGCGGCAACAGCTAGTGCAGGCATCTCAAATTTTAACGTTGGCAGTTTTAGAAAAGCCGAAGCCGAAACCATGGGCACAACAATTAACCTTACAGTCACAGGCGCATTTGACAAAGAGGGCACAGCGCGCACAATTGTTGACACATTAAATAACAGCTTCTATCGCGGCACAGGCGGCGCATCTAACCTGCAAATCGCATGACCCAGTGGACACCAGTTTGGCTGGTAGAGATCGACGGCGTTGAATACACTGACGCAATTTTGGCCAATCTTGTTATTCGCAGCGGTCGGACAAACATTTACGAGCAGGCGCAGGCAGGTTATGTCAATCTTCAGCTGATAGACGTCAATCAAACTGCAATCCCAGTTTCAATAAATTCAACCATTGGCGTTTCGGTTAAAAATACGTCAAACACTTTTGTGCCGATTTTTGGCGGCAACGTCGTGGACATTGGGCTAGAAGTCCGTGACGTAGGTTCAACAATGTTCACGCAGACTTATTCGATTACGGCATTGGGCGCACTGGCACGTTTGCCAAAAGTTATCTTTACGGACTCACTTGCTCGCGATTTTGACGGCGATCAAATTTTTGAGGTTTTACAAACAGTGTTGTTTAACACTTGGGCGCAAGTACCTGGCGCAGAAACTTGGGCAAACTACGATCCGACAATAACGTGGGCAAATGCCGAAAACAACGGATTAGGTGAAATCGATCGTCCAGGCAATTACGACCTATCTGCACGTGGTGGCGGTCAAGACCCAATTGACGTTTATTCGCTAGTGGCAGCATTGGCCACGTCAGGGCTTGGGTATCTTTACGAAGACGCACAAGGTCGCATTGGTTATGCCGATTCAACTCACCGTACGCAATACCTAGCAGCTAACGGATACGTCGATCTTGACGCAAACCATGCTCGCGCAGCAGGCTTACGCATTGAAACCCGCGTTGGTGATGTTCGCAATGCAATTACGATTAAGTATGGCACAACCAGCCAAAACGACGTTTCAGACAGCGATCCAGTGTCAATTGCCACGTATGGCAATCTGGGTCAAGTTATTACAACAACACTGCACGACGCAGCTGACGCTAATGCACAAGCTGCGTTTTATTTGTCATTGCGTGCCAACCCTGAGCCAATCTTTAGCGAAATTACTTTTGACTTAACAAACCCAGAAATCGACAATGCCGACCGTGACAACCTCATCAGCATTTTTATGGGTGAAGCAATTGCCCTGGAAAACCTGCCATTAAACATGAACTCAGGTACGTTTCAAGGCTTTGTTGAAGGCTGGTCGTTCAAAGCTTCATACAACCAACTTTCGGTGACATTGCTATTGTCGCCGCTTGCTTACTCATTGCAGGCAATGCGTTGGAATGACGTGCCGATCACGGAAACATGGGCAAGCGTGTCGCCGACTTTAGACTGGGCAAATGCCACAATAGTGGCTTAGAAAAGGGGAACAAATGGCAAATCCTACAACAAACTTTGGCTGGCAAATGCCTACGTCAAGTGATTTAGTTACAGACTTACCAGCCGATTTTGAGGTATTTGGTCAGGCTGTTGATACAGCTTTGATGGATCTCAAAGGCGGCACAACCGGGCAGGTGTTAAAGAAAAACACCAATACCGACATGGATTTTGTATGGGCAGCTGATTCAGCTGGCATGACAAACCCAATGACCACAACAGGTGACATGATTTATTCATCAAGTGGATCAACACCAGCTCGTTTAGGCATTGGCACATCCGGACAGGTTGTAGGTATCGCGGCAGGTGTGCCCGCATGGGTCACGCCCGTTGCTGGTGGCATGACTGAACTTGCTACCGGATCTCTTTCAACAAACATTACAACAATTTCCGGCATTTCTGGCAGTTACAAAGACCTTGTCATCAGACTTGACGATGTTGTAACAAACGCCGATGGTGGCATTTACATTAGATTTAATTCAGATTCTGCTTCCAATTATTTGTATTCTTATACAAATAGCAAAAGCGGTACAGTAAGCTCATCAGGCCTTGGTGATACTGGTTTATTGGTTTTACCTACACTTAATTCAACAGCTACAGAAGTACAAATTATGACAACAGTTTATAACTATGCATCTTCTGCGACTTACAAGGTAGCAAATTGGAACTCGGTTGGATTGCACCCAATTTCATCGCCAATTGTTACAAGTTTTGATGGCGGTGGCGGTTATAAGGCAACAACAGCAATCACATCAGTTTCGATCAAAGCAGAATCTACAAACACTTTAACAGGTACTTACTACATTTACGGAGTAAATTAAATGGCAAAGCCTATGATTAAAATCCATAATGCCGAAACAGGCGAAATAACCGAACGCGAAATGAACGCTCAGGAATTAGCACAACTGGCAGCAGATGATGCAGCAGCACAAGCACGAACAAATGATGCAGCAGCAAAAGCTGCTAAAAAGGCTGCATTGCTTGCACGACTAGGCATTACCGACGACGAAGCGAAATTGTTACTTTCGTGAATTATCCTGACGGCACAAATGCTCGCTTAATTGAAGTTGCAGCAGCTGAAGTCGGCACAATTGAAGAAGGCGACAACCTGACCAAATACGGTAAGTTTACAAAAGCAGACGGGTTGCCCTGGTGTGGCAGTTTTGTCAATTGGTGTGCAGCACAGGCAGGCGTCAAGATTCATTCAGTCGTAAGCACTGCAATTGGCGCACATAAATTTAAAGAAACAAACCGTTGGTCAAATTTGCCAAGTCTAGGCGCATTGGCTTTTATGGATTTTCCACACGACGGCGTTGACCGTATTTCACACATTGGCATTGTTATTGATTTCGAGCATGGCAGTGACGTTGTAACTTGCATTGAAGGCAACACCAGCGGCACAGGCGATCAGCGCAATGGCGGCATGGTTATGGTCAAGCAACGTTCATTAAAACGTGACATTGTCGGTTTTGGCGTACCAAAATTTGTACCCTACAAAGGTGAATACCCAAAAATTGATTTGCCCACAAAAGTAGTAAAACCAAAAAAGGAGACAAAAAAATGGATAAAGCCAAAATCCAATCAGCTGCCGCCAGCTATGCTCGATCGTTTATAGCGGCAATTCTTGCTTTATACATGGCAGGCGTAACCGACCCAAAGGTTTTGCTGCATGCAGGTATTGCAGCGATTGCGCCTGTTATTTTGCGCGCCGTAAATCCTAAGGACAAGAGTTTTGGAGTCACCGGAAAATGACAACAAACGAGTGGGCAGCAGTGGCAGGCGTTGTCATTTCGCTTGTCGCTGCTGTCTACGGCGCAGTGCGCGTTATGGTCAGCGCGATCATGCGTGAATTTTCGCCTAACGGCGGAGCGAGCCTTAAAGATCAAGTCAACCGCATTGAGGACAGACTTGAGTGGCTAGTGCAGAAAATGATTGACTAGCCTTTACACTTATGCTATGGCAGCCAAACGTCAAACACGCAAGCGCGTAGTTACCGTCAAAGAGGATAACTATTCTGCGCTTGAAATGTATGCCATTGCACTCAATGAGTATTACAAAGCATTGCGTAAGGCTGGTTTTAGCGTTGAGATTGCACTTGGCATTTTGAGCGATCGCGACAGTTACCCTGGCTGGCTGTTACCCGAGCCAGTCGACCCAAACAAAATTGGCTCGATCGATTATGACGACGAGGACGAGGACTAATGCGCAAGATCGTCGTCGTAAGTGATTTACAAGTACCTTACGAGGACGTAAAAGCAACAAAGAATTTAGCAGCATTTATCAAGCGTTTTAAGCCTGACGAAGTAATTACAATTGGCGACGAAATAGATTTCAATACAATCAGCAAATGGTCGCGTGGTTTGTCTGAGGAGCATGAGCCGACGATAGGCAAAGACCGTGACAGGTGCGTAGAGCTGTTGTGGGAGTTAACGCGTTATGTCCCAAAAGCAAGCATGGTGCGAAGTAACCACACAGATCGATTATTTAACAGCATAGCAACGCGGTTGCCAGCTTTATTAGGTGCGCCAGAGCTGCGCTATGAAAATTTTATGAAGCTGGACGAGCTGGGAATTGATTTTTACCGTAAGCCTTATGCGATCGAAGGCACGAACTGGATAGCCATACATGGCGACGAGCAGGGCACTACACCCAACGCTGGTGCATCTGCCTTACGTGCAGCTAGGTTGCATGGCAAATCGGTCGTACAGGGTCACACACACCGTTTGGGCATAAGCACATTTACAGAGTCAAGCGGCTACAAAATGGGTCGGACATTGTGGGGCATGGAAGTTGGCAACCTCATGCGTTTTTCAGCTGCAAAATACACAAAGGGCACTGCTAACTGGACGCAAGGGTTTGGCATTTTACGCGTCGAAGGCTCAAAGGTCAGCCCGCAAATTGTGCCGATTGAACGTGACGGATCATTTATTGTTGACGGCAAGGTTTTTGGCTAGGCGACACGCCGCACAACACGCGCAATGCTTGATTTTGTCAGCCTCATGCTTCACCCTTATTGCAGGTGGTAATGGTTGCCACCTAGATTCGGGAGATCAAAAATGGTAGTTGACTTGCTTGACGGTGAAACATTGTTTCGCCTACTTATGTTAATGATTTGGTCAGTCGTAACAATTGCGATTGGCTATGCAAAAGGCTTTAAAGACGGCCGCCGTGAGGGTTTAGCACGTGGCAAGGCAATTGGTCGTCACAGCTCAAATGCGGTGAAAAAATGACCGAATTGGCTCAAACTATAAAAATGGCAATTACAACATCTTTTGGTTGCTGCCACGAAACACAGGGTCATGGCTGCCCGTCATGCTTATCGCAGCACATTGCAGACACATTGGTTCATCAGGTCGAAGGGAAGTTAAATGGGATTTCTAGATAACTACGAAGCTTCACGCGAAAGACTGGAACGCTGGTTGGCAACATTTCCGACTGGACGGATTGAAACACGCATTTTGCAGTTTGATCCTGAAAAGGGCTATGTGCTGGTAGAAGCTAAGGCCTATCGCAAACAAGATGATGAACAGCCAGCAGGCATTGATTATGCCTATGGCTACCAGGGCGCATACCAGCCAAACATGAAACGTTGGTTTGTTGAAGATACAGTGACCAGCGCGATCATGCGAGTTCAACAGCTTGTTTTGGGTGGGGCAGAACGCAGCACAAAAGAAATCATGTCCCAGGTTGAACAAAAAAGCACAGTGGTGGCAAATGCTGAAAAGGATTACGACTATTGGACAACAAAGCATGGCGACGTGCCTAGTTTTGCTACAGCACCAGAGGCAGAGCAAGCTGGTGTCGCCTCATTTGGCTCGTCAATTAACGAGATTGCAGAGCAGCTTGGCGGTCAACTGATCGAGGAAAAGCCGCGTTGTCCTCATGGCACACGCCTTTGGAAAACTGGTGAGTCTGCAAAAACAGGTAAAGCATGGGGCGGTTACTTTTGCACAGAGCGAGCAAAGGCAGCTCAATGTGAACCATTGTGGTACCAGTTAGGTAGCACAGGTCAATGGGTGGTGCGTCTTGGGTGAGTACGTCGAGCTCATCAACCCGCAAACAATGACGTGTCGTTTGCTAAAAAACGGTGCAGTCGTGGCAATCTATAAAATGAGCCAGTGTGACAAATGCTCAATGTTGTCAAAACATGACGATTTTGGCTACCAAAAAGGTTATGACGCGACCGAAAACATTATTTGGTTTTGTGGTGGTTGCCGTTGAAGATCAAATTGCACCGTGATGAACAGGTCATTTGTTTATTAGCTGCGATCAAATATCAGCAAAATGGCGGGTCAACCATGCCCAACATGTATGACAAAACAAAGTCATTTGCTGAGTACATTCTTGAGATTAGCGAGACAATTGGCAGTGAATGGGTTGTGGCCAAATACTTTGGTTTGACATTTGACCCGTTTGAGCATAAATGGAAAAACAAAGCTGACGTAGGCAATTCGATTGAAGTTAAGTGGACAAAGTACGACACAGGCCAGCTGATCGTGCATGAATACGACCGTCCCAATGACATTGCCGTGCTGGTAACTGGTACGTCACCCGATTACGACATCAAAGGCTGGATTCCTATTGCTATGGCCAGACGTGACAAGTATCGCCATTCCAGGCAACCAAATTGGTGGGTATCTCAAATCAACTTACAACCTATTGAAAACCTAAGGAAATCTAATTATGCAAACAGTGCAATTTGAATGTCGCAAGTGTAAGAAAGTTACAAAACAGGTCATTCACAAGATAACTGACTTACTGCCTGAAGGTGTTGAAACGATCCAATGCAGCGTTTGCACATTTATGACGGTTGCCAACATAGGGGTCAACAATGAATAGTTATCCACAAGAGTTATCCACAGGGGTACAAAACCTGTGGGGCTCGCCCAAGATTAGGCTGAGTGCTTGACAACGTTGCT